GGACTTTTTGTACGCGGCATCCTCGCCCAGCGCGCCGACCAGGACCACCGCGGCCTCGGCCTCGTTCAACCAGGCGCGCGAGGAACGACCCTCGACCAATTTGTACCCAGGGAAACCCTCCCCATTTTCCAAGCGCTCGGAGACCAGAGCCTCGACAGCATCCAACCAACCGACGATCAGCTTCCGGGCATCCAGGACCTGACGCAGACGATCATCCGGCAGATCGTCTACCGGAGGAAGGTCGAGGGCGGAACCGACAACCTCGAAATCCAGCAAGGCAAGCTGCTCGGTCATTTCCAGCAATGCAGGACAACGCGCTTTGGCCCGGCACCAGTGGCACTGCTTTTCGCCGGGCGTTCGTTTGGCGTTCGGCTCCATCGCCAGGCGCGCGCGGACGCCCAACCACGAACCCCAACCGAGCAGATCGCCAACAGGCACCGACCACTCGGAAATCGAATCCAGGCGAGGCTGCACGATGACAACCACGACCTCGCTGACCGGGTGGGTCAGTTCGAAATCCGAGAGCGCACCCAAGGCGTACAAGATGCCCTGCAGGTTTTCGAAAGCGTCCACCCGTTGATGGCCGGTTTTCAGGTCCACGACATAGAGGACGGACCCGACCAGGACGATCGCATCCGCGGTCCCGAAGGATTCCGGAATCCAGTCGGTGAGTTCGACCCGTTGCTCGAAGAATTGCAAACCACCGAGCGAACGGACGTAATCGACATAAACGCAAACCAGGTCGACCATTTCCTGGGTGACGGTGAAGGCGTTGTTTTCAGGCAACACCTTATCCAACCAAGATGAAGGATGGGCGTCGGCGGACAGCGCCAGCTCGGCCAACTCATGCATGGCGGTACCAGCATCAGCCGCAGCCGACGACGACCGAGGATAGCCCTCCTCGGCAGCGACCGACCCAGCGCAATACGCCCAGCGATGCGCCGAGCTTGCGCCCAACCTTGCGTGGGCGGCCATTTACAGCGCCTCCAGCTTGACGGCGAACTCGGCGATTTTGTCGTCGGCGAGATCGGCAACCAGGACGGCACCGAGCGACGACAGCAGGTCCTTAATGCCGGGCTTTTTCGAGCGGTCAGCCTGCACGATTTCCAGGCAGCGAGCCTTCAGCGTTTCGCGCGTTGGCATTGCCCGAGGGTCCGGAACAGGGTCGGCTTCAACAGCAGCCGGAGCATCAGGCACAACGACGTCCTGCGTTTCGACAACCGCGGGTTCTTCAGCGACGACAACCGCGGCGTCTGATTTTTTGCCGCGAGCGCGCGAAGGCTTGGCTTCCTCGGCACTGCCGGAAACACCACCGGAAACACCACCGGAAACACCACCGGAAACACCACCGGAAACACCAGTAGAACCAGCGCCGGAGCGCGAAGCAACAAGGGCTGCGGTCAATTCGCGGACGGCCAAGGTGAGGTCGGCCAGAGTTTGTTCGATCATTTTTTACGCTTCCTTTTTTGGGGGGTTTGGTTTAAAGTAGTCGGCAGATTAACACAACCGTAGAGGACCGCAACCATGACCGATCAAAATATCCGACAACAGAAGCGCGCGAAGCGATCCGCCCGGGTCAGCGAAAACAAAACACTACAGCAAGCCGTCGAGTGGGCAGGAAGCCAGGCGAGCCTGGCATACAACATGGGCGCGACCCGCTGCCAGATTTCAAACTGGATCGCCTCCGGCATTATGCCAGCACGCCAGGCGATCAAGCTCGAGATCATAAGCGAGGGAGAATTCAAAGCAGTGGACCTTTTTGTTTTTCCAAACAGCAAGACCGACGACGCCGACGACGCCGACGATTTCTAGGCATAAAAAAAGGGCCATCCGAAAATGGCCCTTTTCCCTCCCCCCAACCACGAGTAGAGTCAGCATCCCGCAAAGCACGACACCTGGAGCGAATTATACATGACGCAGCAGGACGCGCAACACCGATCAACACAACCCCAACCGGAGCGTCACATGGAACCTTCCCCAACCACCACGCAACAACCGAGGCAAGACCTCGTCGTTTTTCCGGTAAAAGTGGTCCTCGATACCAACACCGGCAAGTACCACAAAAAACCCCAAGTCGCCTCCTGGATCGATTACCAGATCACCGCGCGAGAGCTTGCAACAGCGAAGCACCTTGGCATCGTACCGCCGGATAACCGGGTCGTTTTCGACCTGGATAATTACAAGGGCGTGACCACCGCCCAGGTCGACGCAGCCCTCGGCGTTGCGCTCGATTGGCCGAGCGCCCTGATTCAAAGGACGCCGAGCGGAGGAACGCACTACGCCTTCACGCTCGAACCCGGGCAAACATGCCGACAAGGGACCGACCTGCTCGGCATTCCCGGCTTCGACACCCGATCAGCCCGAAAAGGGTGGATCGCCAGCGGCGAGCTTTACCCCGACGAAACGATCACCGGCCTGCCTTACGCGATCATCGACGACCCGCTTCCACCGTTGCCGGAGGAAGCCCTCGCGATTCTGAACGCCACCGCCGGACCAGGCACCGCAGCGCCAGCGAACCAGGAACCCGATGAGCTGGACTTTGCGATTGCAGCACAACCGCTCGCGGACCTCACCATCGACCAGCTCGCCGCCTACCTCGACCGCCTGCCGCCCGAGGACGTCGAGCGATACGAGACTTGGATCAAAACCGGAATGGCAATCTGCCATCAAACACAAGGCAGCGCCGAAGGCTTCGAGCTTTGGGCGGACTGGTCGAAACGGTACCCGGACTTCGACCGGCAGGAAAGCATCGCCAAGTGGCGGTCCTTCCGAAGCGGAGCAACCAGGCTGAAACCAACCCGCGCGGATTACATCATCCACCGGGCAGGAGGGCAGCAAAGCATCGCGCCAGCAATGAGCGCGAACCTACAGGAACAAGCCGCGACCGTTTCGGACATGGAAGGGTACGACGCCTTTATTGCCAGGGTGAAGGCGATCAGCAGCGCGACCCTTTCCGCAGACCGGCGCGGCATGCTGGCAAAAAGCATTTACGAAGGATTCGGGCGCGCGGTCGGAATGAGCCGCGCCGACATTAAAAAAGCCATGACGCCAAGTCGCCGCGCCGCCAACAGCGGCGACGAACCCGACGCGCCAGGATGGGCAGCGCCTTGGATTTACCTGACCGTCCCGGGCAAGTTTTACAACACCGACAACGGAACCCAAATAAAACAGGACGCCTTCAACGCGGCATACGGGCGCGAGGCGGAGCCACAAGCCAGCGAGATTTCACCAGCGAACCTAGCCCTCAACACCTACCGCATCCCGGTCTGCACCGACACAATGTTCTGGCCCGGCGCTGACCCGATTTTCAAACACGACGGCGCGCAATACGCCAACGCCTACCGACCACCGCAGATCGAACCTTGCGAATCGATAGGACCAGAAGAACAGGCGATCATCGAGCGACTGATCCGGCACATCAGCCTGACAACCAACAACGAACGCGAAGCGGCCATCCTCCTGGATTGGCTAACCTTCGCCATTACAAAACCTGCCGAGCGCGTTTGCTGGGCGATGTTGCTGCAGGGAGGACAAGGCACCGGAAAGAGCTATTTTGTCCAGCTCCTGCAAAGCCAGATGGGACGGTACGCGACCTGCCTGGAGCCAGGCGCGATCACCGGCCAATTCACAGGATGGGCGCACGGCTCGCGCGTTTTGGCGATCGAGGAAATCCGCATCAGCGGAGAAAGCCGGTACCAGGTCATCGACAAGCTGAAACCCTTTATCGCCAACAAGACGATCCAGATCGAGGAAAAAGGCAGGGACCACCGCACGGTCCCGAACTTCACCAGCTACTTCATGTTGACCAACCACCTCGACGCGATCCCGCTGGTCGACGACGACCGCCGATATTGCGTGATCACCGGACGCCTTCAAACAGCACAGCAACTCTTCGACGCCCTCGGAGGACGCAACGAAGCCGCGCAATACTTCCGCGAGTTGTTCGGCGACCTGCAGGAGCGGCCCGACGTTTTCGCGCGGTTTTTCGCAGACCGGCAGATTAGCGCGGACTTCGATCACAATGGTCGCGCGCCAGAAACAAGCTCGAGAGCATTGATGACAACCCTGAGCGATTCGCCAGAACGCTGCCAGGTCGAGGACGCGATCGACCAGCACCGCTGCGACGTCATCAACGAAACCATCCTCGACGTTACCTGGCTGAACGAGTTGATGAAGGGAACAGGAGAGGACGCCCTGCCCAGGACCCGAGCATTAAGCGCGATCCTTTTGGAAATCGGGTACGTTCCGATCGCGAAGCGACGGATCAAGGTAAGCGGAGCGATCCACTATTGCTGGAAAAAACCAGGCACGAACGACGACCAGGTGGCCTACATTGTTCGCAAATATCACCCTTGAAACGAGGTGCGCGAAAGGAGGTGAGCAATCGCCGATCTCTTCACTTAGGTGCGCAATGATTGCGCACCTTTCATGTTTCAGAAAAGGCGACCCGAGGCGAAAAACATGGTTAAGATTTACAGCTTAAAATTGCACAACAAAAGGAGCGCAAAGCCGACGACCCGGTGCGCAATAGAAAAAACATTACGCACCTCCCTAACCCTTTGTATTTATTATAATTTCTTTCCTTTTTTATTAAAAGGAACCAATAAAAGGGAAAAAGTTGTAAGTAGGAGAAGAAGAAAAAAAAGGAATACCCACACAGGTTAGTAGGAGATTATTTTTATTTTCTCCTATAAAGGATAGGAACGCGTTTTCTGCGCACCTTCGCGCTCCGCGCACCGACCAACCTTGTGCCGGAGCAACCATGAACAACCAGGAACGAACGCAGCGTGACCAGGCAAAACAACACCGAGAAAAACCGAGTTGTGATTTTCAGATTTTGGCCCGACAATAACCGAACCGCAGAGACCAAGGACCTTTATGAATTCGCCAGACTATAAGCTCGTCCCAATCGATAGCCTTTTGCCATACGCACGCAACGCCAGGACGCACAGCGCGGACCAGGTGAACAAGCTGGCCGCGAGCATTCAAGAATTTGGATTCCTCAACCCGGTCATAGCCGACAGCGACGGGAACATCATCGCCGGACACGGCAGGGTGATGGCAGCGAAGCAACTCGGCCTGCCGCAAATTCCGGTCATCCAGGCGGACCACCTGACGCCAGACCAACAGCGCGCCTACATCCTCGCCGACAACCGCCTGGCCCTCGACGCAGGATGGGACGAAGAATTGCTCCGGGTCGAATTCGGAGCGTTGACCGCGGCAGACTTCGACCTGAGCCTAACCGGATTCAGCATTGACGAAATCACCGCGGTCATGGACCCGGAGCCGCTCGAGGGATTGGTCGACGACGACTCCGTGCCAGCATTGGAGGACGACCATGTTTCAACACCCGGCGACGTTTGGGTCCTCGGCCAGCACCGGGTCATGTGCGGCGATAGCACTTGCAAGACGGACGTAGCCAAATTGATGAACGGCGACCAGGCGGACATGGTCTGGACCGACCCGCCATACAACGTAGCCTATGACGCGAAGCCGACCGGCAAAATCATGAACGACGACATGGGGCGAGAGGAATTCTCCAGCTTCATGCGCTCGGTTTACGCCAGGTACCAGGAGATCATGAAGCCAGGCGCGGTGATTTACGTTGCCCACTCCGAAGCCGAACGCGCCACCTTCACGCGCGAATTCGAAGCCGGTGGGTTCAAGATGAGCCAGGTCCTGATTTGGGTGAAGAACAGCGGCACCCTTTCACGCCAGGATTTCAATTGGCAGCACGAACCGATCCTGTTCGGCTGGAAGGAAGGTGCCGGGCATTACTTCTGCAAGGATTACAAGCTGACCACCGTCATCGATGACGACGTCGACCCAAGCACGCTCAGGAAGGACCAACTGCTGGCGCTGGTGCAACGATTGACCGAAAGCAACCCGACGACCGTGATTCGACACGATCGCCCAAGCAGGAACGAATTACACAACACCATGAAGCCGGTCAGCCTGGTCGGGCGCATGATAAGCTGGAGCAGCAGGCGAGACGAAACCATCGTCGACCTTTTCGGAGGAAGCGGAAGCACGCTGATCGCCTGCCACAAGCTCGGGCGAGTTTGCAGAACGATGGAGCTGGACCCAAAATACGCGGACGTTATCGTTCGGCGTTGGCAGGAGTTCACCGGGGAACAAGCAACCCACGCCGAGAGCGGAATCCCGTTTGACGACATAGCACCGCGCGAAGCGGAGGAATTCTAAATGGCAGCCCACCACAAGCCAGACCGGATCAGTCGAGAATTGGTATCCCTTCATGCAACCGTAGGGACCACGCACGAAACCATTGCGAAAATCCTCGGGATCGATCCCAAAACCCTGTACCGACACTACCGCCAGGAGCTTGATGAGAGCCTCGCGAAAGCCAACGCAACGATTGGCGGCGCGCTGTTCAACAAGGCAAAAGGCGGCGACACCAGCAGTATGATCTTCTGGCTCAAGACCCGAGCGCGTTGGAGAGAGACCACACACATAGACCACTCAAGCACCGACGGGTCGATGCGACCAACCACGATCAAGCTGGTCGCCGCAGCCTTCGACGACAGCGACCTGTAACATGACCACCGCCTACGTTCGCATGCCGCCCAAGCTCCTGCCGTTGTTCACCCCGCCCCGGGGCGATCTACGTTTCAGGGGCGCAAAGGGCGGTCGAGGATCAGGCAAGAGTTTCACGTTCGCGAAGATGGCGGCGATTTTCGGAGCGATCGAACCGTTGCGGATTCTTTGCACGCGCGAGCTGCAGGACTCGATCAAGGAGAGCTTTCACGCCGAGCTGAAGAACGCGATCGCCACCGAGCCATGGCTCGAAAACGAGTACGACATAGGCGTCGATTACCTACGCGGGAAGAACGGGACCGAGTTTATTTTCAAAGGACTCCGGCACAACATCGGCAGCATAAAGTCCATGGCGCAAATTGACATTTGCATCGTGGAGGAAGCCGAGGACGTGCCCGAAGCATCCTGGCTGGCGCTGGAGCCGACGATCCGCGCAGAAAAAAGCGAGATATGGTGCATTTGGAATCCACGCGCGGAAGGAAGCCCGATCGACAACCGCATGGTGAAGAACCCGCCACCGCGAAGTATGTGCGTCACATTGAACGCCGACGACAACCCGGACCTTCCGCCGATCCTTCTTGAGCAGCGCGCGCACCAACGCAAGGTCCTCGACATGGAGACGTACCTTCACATTTGGGAAGGCGCGTACCTCAAGCGGTCGAAGGCAAACATTTTCGGACGGCGCTGGAGGATCGACGCCTTCGAGCCACAACCAGGGTGGGACGGCCCGTACTACGGCATCGACTTCGGTTTCAGCCAGGATCCGACCGCAGGCGTAACGTGCTGGGTTTCAGGAAACACGCTATACATTGAGCGAGAAGCCGGAAGGGTCGGCCTCGAACTTGACGAAACCGCGCCGTTCCTTTTGGAGAGGATGCCAGGACTCGCCGCCCACGTTTCACGCGCAGACAGCGCGCGACCCGAATCGATCAGCTACCTGAAGCGACACGGACTGCCCAGGATAACCGCCTGCGAGAAAGGGAAAGGGAGCGTGGAGGACGGCATCGAGTTCATAAAATCGTTCAACGAAATCGTGGTCCACGAACGCTGCACCGAGACGCAGAAGGAAATGACCAACTACAGCTACAA